AAATAATTGCTAATCCTCCATTCTCGAAAAACCAAGATATTGACCATTTAAAAGAAATGTATAATTGCCTTTCTCGGGGTGGAAAATTAGTTTGTATAACTTCTGAAAGTTGGGTTAATGGAAATCAAAAAAAGCAAGTTGATTTTAAAAAATGGTTAGAAAAATTAGATGCTGAAATAATTGACATCGAAAAAGGTTCATTTAAAGAAAGCGGAACTACTGTTGGTGGTAAGATAGTAGTTCTTGATAAACCTTTGTAGTATTAAGTGGCGTTAAAATCGGCGGACATGTAGTAACAGCATCATGGGTAAATATAGCTTTAAAAAGGATTTATGTTAGGCATGAATAGCAACCGAAACACTAAACCGCGCCTTATTTAGTATCAAAAAAGAGGTCTTAGGTTTATTCGATATTAAAGACGGGCAAGGTAAAACACCGTTAAGCGCATTTAATAATTTAGAAATAGTTAACTTTGACTGATGGAAAAAGCAAAAATATCCCAAATTAAACCAAACCCAAAGAACCCAAGGTTTATCCGAGACGAGAAGTTTGAGAAGTTAAAACAATCCTTACAAGACTTTCCAGACATGCTAAACAAAAGACCTTTAGTCTGCTATACAGATTGGGGGTAGTGGAGTAACTATGGTCTGGGCTAATCAAGTGGGTAAGAAGTGATTTATGATGGAACATGACCCTAAGTATTGCCAAGTAATAATAGACAGAATGAACAAGCTAGACCCTACCTTAGAGATAAAGATAAACGGGACACCTTACACTAAAAAGGATTAAAATATTATGGCATACGATAAGCAACAAATTTACCAGCAGGCTGAAGAGCAGGTGAAAACTAATAACCTCTTTTATATTGAGGATATTGTAGCGTTTTTACCAATAAGCAAAACAACCTTTTACGAATTTTATCCAGCTGAGTCGTACGAACTGAACGCCCTTAAGAGTTTACTAGAGATTAATAAGGTAAAGACAAAGAGTAGTATTAGGGCTAAGCTTTACAAGTCAAACAAAGCTAGTGAGTTGTTGGCATTATACAGGCTAATAGCAACACCAGACGAACACCAAAAACTAAACCAATCCTATGTAGACCACACAACAAAGGGCAGAGCCATTAATGTTAAATATTCAGAAATAAGCGAAGAGGACAAAGAGAAGCTAAGGAGTAGTTTTGAGGATGAACTATAATCCAAAGAAACAAGTATATTATAGAGAGGCCCTAAAAGCCTCTTTTTTGCTATTTAATAGGTACTTCCATAAGAAGCTACAAAATCAATCCTTTATAGTTGCACCACACCACCAGACTATTATAAACGCACTATACCGAGTCTATACGGGCGAGTGTATTAGACTAATGATTAACATAGCCCCGAGGTACGGCAAGACACAAATAGCGGTGAAAAACTTTATTGCATGGTGCTTAGCTGACAATCCTAGCGCGTCGTTTATTCACCTTAGCTATTCGGATAGTCTAGCATTGGATAACTCGGAAAGCATACGAGACACGGTAACAAGCGCAGAATATACCGCGCTGTTTCCAGAGGTTCGAATTAAGAAGGATAGCAACGCCAAAAACAAATGGTACACGGATAAAGGCGGCGGCGTTTATGCTACCGCTACTGGTGGACAAATTACAGGGTTTGGAGCTGGATCAATTACTCCGTCTGGTAAGTTCGACGGGGCTATAATTATAGATGACCCTATTAAACCCGATGACGCAGAGAGCGCGACAATTCGAGGCAGGATAAACGAGCGATACGATAGCACAATTAAGAACAGGGTAAACCACCGGCTAACTCCTATCATTATAATAATGCAGAGGCTACATCCTGAAGATCTATGTGGTTATCTGCTAGAGAAAAACGAGGAACCGTGGGAAGTAGTTAATATTCCAGTCATTCAAGACGGTAAAGCGTTGTGGCCTTATAAGCATACATTAGAAGACCTTGAGAGCATGAGGCGCGCTAACTCGGTAGTATTCGAGCGCCAATATATGCAAAACCCTGTACCGCGTGAGGGAATGCTTTACACTAAGTTCTACACCTACACCGAGTTGCCTACTAGTGGGGCGCTAAAAGTCAAAGGTTATGTAGATACCGCCGATACTGGAGAAGATTATCTTTGTTCAATTATTTACTTAGCACATAATGCTTTGTTTTACTTGCTTGATGTTGTTTACACTCAGAAACCAATGGAAATTACAGAGCGTTTAGTTTCCGCTCAGATAGAGCGAACTGATTGTAAAAAAGTAGATATTGAAAGTAACAACGGAGGTCGAGGCTTTGCGCGTAACGTAGAACGAAACGTAAAAGAAGGTAATATAATATGTACAGTAGATTGGTTCCATCAAAGCCAAAACAAGCAGGCAAGAATCTTTAACGAGAGCGCCAACGTGCAAAATTTCATAAGATACCCAGAAGGATGGCAAAGCAAATGGCCTGAGTTTAGCGATGCAATTAGGAGATACACAAGCAAAGGCAAAAACAAGCACGATGACGCGCCCGATGTATTAACGGGGATTATTGAGAAAAATAGAGTAGGAAAAAGAAAATTTACATTTGAGTAATATGGGCATATTCGATAGATTTAGAAGCAAAAAGGGGAATGATTTAGAAGTTTTAAAACAACTTACTGACCCAGCGCAAAAGCTTAACCAAGCGCTATTTATGCAATGGATGGGCTCTAACGTCCCGATATACAAAGGGGATAATACTCAGACGTATGTGGAAAAAGGATACAACTACAACCCCTTAGTTTATGCTATTATCCAATGGAAAGCACAGAAGGCAGCTGCAGTAGATTTCACCGTATGCGAAACAAAACCAGGAGGCGAGAAAGTTTACTATCCTAACCATGAGGCCTTAGACGTGATTTACAACCCTAACCAATGGCAAGGAAAGCAAGAGTACTTTGAACAGCTCTACGGGTTTAAGGAGATAGACGGGAATAGCTACGTTTATGCTCCTAAGATTGAAAACGGAATCAACAAGGGTAAGATATTAGAAATGCACGTTTTACCCGCTACTATTACCGAGATAGTAACAGGGACGAACTTTGAACCCGTTGGCGCTTACAGGGTAAATTACAACGGGGCGTCTAAGAAAAATGACTTCTCACCCGACGAGGTAATGCACTTGCGATACGCTAATTATGACTTTGATTTTAGCGGATACGTGTACGGTATAAGCCCCTTACGCGCAGCATGGAGATTGATACAAAAATCAAACAGCAATATAGACGCGGGAAAGAAATCATTCGATAACATGGGCGCTCTTGGAGTGCTTTATAAAAAGTTCGACAAGGAGATGGAAGGGCTCACAGACGCCAAGATAAAGGCCGCGCAAAATCAACTTGACAAGAAAGTCAGAGGCACAGATAATAAGGGCCGCGTAATATGGTCAGAAGGCGATTATGGATATATAAATTTTGGCGCCAACCCAGTAGACCTTGCGCTTATCGAAGACGCGAAGATGACTAGGGAGGAGCTATGTACTGTTTTTCACGTGCAGCCGCAAATATTTGGCTCAATGGATAGCAGCACCTACAACAACATGAAAGAGGCTAGGAAAATCTCGTATGTTGATGGAGTGTTGCCAATGGTACAGAGCTTTGCCGATGAATACAACCGTTCTATTATGCCCGCTTACGGTAAGAACCTTAAGATTGTGATAGTAACTGACAACGTCCCAGAATTACAGGCAGACCGAAAAGAGCAGACGGAGTGGTTAAGCAAAGCGCCTTGGCTAACAGAGAACGAGAAGCGCACAGTGCAAGGCTATCCCTCGCTAGACGGCCTAGATGTAAACCTTTACCCTGCTAATGCGATACCTTTAGACGCGAGCTTTATGGAGTCGGACGAGATGAAACAACAACGAGCTGATTACTTTAATAAGTAGAAATAGCTGTAAAGTACTATTTTTGGTTTATATTGCGGGAAACAAAACAACATTATGAGCAATCACACTAGGTTAAGAGCTCACATTAGAAGACTTGCTTTTGAGTTAATGAAAGCTATCGGTATATTTTGGATAATAAACAAAACGCCTTGGCTAATCATAAAGGCGCCTTGGGATCACCTATATAAAAAAAGTCTTATTAAACAAACACTATGGTATATTTAATAGGACTTTTTTTTATTATTGTCGGGATTCTAGTAATAAGAGCGGTAGGCTCTTGGATGTTGAGAATAGACGTAGTAATAGACGAACTCAAGAAACTAAACAAGGCAGCCGATGAACAGAAGGAGAGAATGGGCAAGGATCGACCGTAAGAAATTACGATACGACAGATATTACACCCGTGAATTTCAAAAGGCCTTAGACGAGCAGATCCAGCCTATTATAGATGCATTTAAATACGCATTCACCACGCCACAAGTAGAGCAGGCAGTTAGCCGAATCACTAAAGACCCAATACACAAAGTATTCATAAGTCTTTACAATCGCGTAGGGGCCGATTTTATGAGCGACACGGCAGGATCTTTCAAATCTAGCGGTATTCAATTAGTGACTAAAAAAGGATCATTGGTAGATGACCCTGAGGCATTCTCTTTCGCATGGCAGGCCGAGGTTAATAATTGGGTTTTACTAAACGCGGGGGATCGGATTGTAACCATAACCGAGACAAGCAAAAAGAGAGCCTTAGCGCTAATTAAACAGATCACAGACGAGGCGTTCGACGAGGGGCTAGGAATGATTGAAACAGCCAAGCGGCTAGAGAGTCGTTTCCCCAAGCAATGGCGAAAAGATAAATGGCGAGCGCAAACCATAGCACGAACGGAAGTATTAACCGCTAGCAATGAGGGGAGCATGAGGGGCGCGAAAGCAACGGGGCTTCCTATGGCTAAAACGTGGCTTACTCGTTTAGATGGACGGGAGCGGGATAGTCACAGAGCTATGAACGGAACCGAATTACCAATTAACGAACCATTTAAATTTGACGATGCGGAAATGCAAAAACCAGGGGATATGGGCGCGCCGGCTAATGAGGTGGTAAATTGTAGGTGTGTTTTAGCTTTTCGGGTTTTATAAGATATTGAAGATATTTGATTTAATCCTCCTCCTCTATATCGTACAGACCCCTATCGTAATCCAGACACAGGACCTTAAGCACGTAAACAGGGTCTAACTGCCTAGCGTGGGTTGTGTTTAAGTAATAGACCATTTCGCGGGTATGCTTAACCCTGCGCGGGTATGACATTTTCCTATTCGTGCTAAACTTCTTCCGGATAATATTACAATACTTCTCGACTTGATCGCTAGTGGTCATTAATAGTTTTCCCCAAAGATACAGAAATACACCTCTAAATTCAATTAATTATTTTTGCCTCATATATTAAGGAATGTATAAAACGCAAGACTTTAGAGGGGTAAATCAAATCAAAGGCATAGACATGGCTAAGATGACCGTAGAAGGTTACTTAAGCGCGTTCGATGTAGTTGATAGCGATAACGATATGTTAATGCGTGGAGCGTTTAATAAGTCAATCCAAGAGCGCGGACCGAAAAGCCAAGGCAATAGGAAAATAGCATTTTTACGCGGTCACAATACAGATAAACCAATAGGTAAATTTCTTGAACTATACGAGGATGAAATAGGGCTTAAGTACGTGGCTCAAATGAGTCAAAGCACTTTAGGTAAAGATACCTTAATGCTAATTCAGGAGGGTATATTAAACGAGCATTCCATAGGATATATGCCAATGGCCGACAAAGAAAAATACAACGGGAAATTTAACGAGGTAAAAGAGGTTATGTTATTCGAGGGATCAGTATTGACCTTTGGCAGTAATGGAGATACACCTGTAGTTAATATCAAGAGCAGCCCCGAGTTAAGAGAAAAAGAAAGCGTAAGCCTAGCGGCTCGAATGGATAAGATCACTAAACTAATTCGCAAAGGCTCAGGCTTAACGGATGAGATGTTTAACCTCTTAGAAATTGAGCTGTTTCAAATAAAATCTAGTTATGAATCACTTATTACAGAGCCGCGAAGCACTCAGAAGAATGAGCCGATTATAGATATTAGTAATATATCATTAATTTAATTAATCCAAAATCAAAGATGGATCCTAACGAACAAATTTCAGCTTTAGAAACGAAGCTAAAAGGTCAGATCGAATCAATCAACAATAACTTAGTTGAGAAGAACGAAGGCAAAGTAAAAGAACTAAAGAGCCAATTAGAGGGAACTCTAAACGCGTATAAAGCGGAGGTTACTAAGTCAGACGGTGATAAACAAAAGCAACTTGACACCCTAGAAATAGAGTTTAAGAAGCTTAAGAATGAAGGGGCCAGCGCAAACAAAGCTATGGTACTCTCTACACAAGGCCATTTGGCTAAGAGCTTTAAGGAGCAAGAAGCCGAAATTAAGTCTTGGAAAGAGCAAGGCTATAAAAGTGGGAGCATGGGTGCTTTCGAGATGAAATCCGCGGCAAATATGACTTTTGGTACTGCAACCACTGGTCAAGTAGTGGATAATGCTTATGTCCCTGGTATCTTCGGGACTGTGCGCAGAAAAGAGCGTGTTCGCCAAGTATTAGCATTTGGGCAAATGACGGGTGACAACGTTCCTTATGTATTACAGACAGGTGGAGAAGGTGGCGCCAATAACGTTAACGGTGGAGCTTCAAAACCTCAGACTGATAAAGACATCGCATTAAAAACCGCTCCCGCTCGTAAGATTGCTCATTTTATCAGAACTTCGGAGGAGATCATTAACGATTTACCCGCTTTGTCTTCTTTCTTAACCTTCCAAGGTTTAGAGGATTTATACGACAAAGAAGATCAGCAATTACTATTCGGTACCGGAACAGGATCTCCTTTACAATTAGAAGGTCTAACCGTTGGAACTGGCCTATTAACTGCCGCTAATGTTGGTCTTTCAGGAATTGCTAACGCCCAAGAAGTTGACGCGATTATTGCGGCCGCTGGTGCTTTAGCTGCCGTTGAGTACAACATGAATGCTATAATGATTCACCCGACAACGCTATACAAAATCATTAGCTTAAAGGCTACTGATGGCGATTACCTAAAAAGAATCAACTTTACCGCTGATGGCCGTCTAGTTGTGTTAGGTATTCCTGTATTCGTTTCTACTGCCGTAACCGCTGGATCGTTTATCGTAATGGATAGCCGTGCAGGTATGGGATATCAACGTGAAGCGCCAAGTGTACGCTTTTACGATCAGGATGCTGATAACGCGACTAAAAACTTGATTACTATTGTAATTGAGGAAAGACTCGCGTTAGCCAAGCCTTACCAAAATGCTGTCTTTTTTGATACTTTCTCGGATGTGATTACTGCTATTTCTTAATAGCCTTACCCGACAAGAAATTAAGCCCCGCCATAGTGCGGGGCTTTTTTGTTACTTTTGTTTAAAATAATTACTATGATAGTTGAAACTGTTAGAGGACACTTAGACCCAAACCACGAGATGAAAGCAAAGGGTGACAAGTACGAGGTGAGCGATATGCAAGGCCGCTACTTAATATCTATCTGCGTTGTTCGTGAGTCTATAGCTAGCGCAAAAGTAACCAAGCCATTAGAAGCGCTTAAAACTAAGCCTCTAAAAAAGCTCAATAAAAAATGATTATTCAAAACCAATTAGTAAGCGAGTCAGGAAGTGAGCCGATTACATTAGCCCAATTGAAGAACTTTATAAGAGTTGACTTTACAACCGATGACGATCTAATAACTGCTCTTATAACATCGGCAAGGATGCTAGTTGAGCAGTTTATAGGACAAGCTTTAGTAACCAAGTCACTAAAGACTTATTTCTATGATTTTGAAGCGTGGGACACAGAAGGAACTTATTACAACTTAGTGCTGCCATTCAGCCCAGTTACAGCGGTGAGCGCGGTTAAGATCGTAGGGGTAAACGGTGTGGAAACAGCGACAACCGACTTCGTAAGCACTGGTTTAGAAGTTAAGAACATTAGAGTAAACAGAATACTATCTTTAACTTCTGGCACTAATCAAGGTTACATAGTAGAGTATACAGCAGCTAACGCAGCAATAGCAGAGCCTATTAAGCAAGCTATTAAAATGCTTGCAGGTGAAATGTACGAGAACAGGCAAGACAGCGCAGTAGACGTATCGATTTCTTCTTTACCTTATAGCGTGACGGCTATTTTAAGACCGTACAAAAAAACCTTTATTTAATGCCAAAAAGCGTAAACATAGGAAAAATGCGTGAGCGGATCCGCTTCGATATTCAAACCAAGACATCAGACGGTCAAGGCGGGTTTACCACAAGCTACGCGGAGGAGTTTACCGCCTGGGGAAGTGTGCGCGAAACGGGAGGAGATAGAGAAATGCGAACTAATCAATTAGCGTACAATGTCGCTTACGAGATTATAGCAAGGTATAGGAATGGAGATAGTGCAGAGCCTTTAAACAAGTATAGAATCGTTTACAATGGCCTTAACTTAACTATTCACACTATCCTAACCAATGACGAGAGTACTGTTAAAATTATTGCTTATTCTACGGGCGTATGATTACGGCAACAATTAAAAGATCCGAGATATTAGCAATTGCAGAAAAAGCAAAGTCCTATAATAGAATAG